TTATAAAATTTTCTCTTGATATGCCCAATTTATTAAATTTGCCCGATTTACCGTTGCAGTTTTTAATAATAATTGCCTTAAACATAATCTAACTGTTGAATAAGAAAGTTTTATTGCTTCTGCAATTTCAATGTCGGTATAACCCAAGGCAATTAAACGAATTATTTTTTTTTCACGACTAGTTATTTTTGTGTTTCTTTTTTTCTCTTTCATTTTTATTTCCTTGTTTAAAATAATTTATTTTGCGTTGTAATTGTGTCCTTCCATTGCTTATAATCTTGTATTTCTGTTATTGTTACCTCAATACAAGGCTCAAACTTGTTATGAAAAACTCTTGAACCATCATGAGCGGCAATAATATCTCTGTTGTCATCAAGCAGCAAACCTGAATAAACCATTGCATCATCAATTGCATTGAGTAAATTTGGGAGATCTACTCGCCTTTTTGTTTCCATAAAAAAAATACATTTTATATTTACCGGGTAATTAATTTGCCCAGTAACAGATTTAATTCTTTTAAAAAAAGGAAGGCAATCTTTTTCAAACTGCTTATACTGTTTAGAAGGGATTAGAATATTTCTCCCTTTAACCTGAATTATTTGACCTGAATTTTTCTTTGTTACCGGTCTAACAGGTAATTTGAATTTTATCATTTTAAATCCTTTTTAAATAAAAGAGAGAGTTAAATATAACCCTCTCTTTCTTCTCTCCTCCAAATTGTTTAAAGCTTTATTTGTCGCTGTTATCAACAACAAGCTTCATTTGTTTTGTTTTTGTTTCTCCATTAATATAAGCTTTTGCTTTTGCAATTACTTCATGTAGTGCATCTTCGTCTTTACCGGAAATACAAAAAGTATTTTCGTATTCTTCTTTATAGATAGGCAACGGTGGAGTATTTAAGTTAATAACTGCATTATTTTGGTCATTAAAAGCGTATTTCGCGGAATATAAAGCAGATTTCAAAAATTCATCTTTGCCATAATCAAACTTAATTGAGTTTATGGTAATTTTATTTTTATCACCCGCTAATTTTGGAATACAACCAATTAAACCATTTACTGTTTCTTGAAAAATTTTCTTAAATTCTTCTGTAACACCATCTTTTCCTTGATAAAAAATTTCTTTTGTATCACTATCGCAACTTGTTCTATAATTAATTGCAGCTGTTCCATTATTATTTATTTTTACCTTTACAATATACATCTGATTTTTTGATGCTTTATTATCTTTTTCTGTTGTTTTTACGGCAGTTGCTACCATTTTAACCTCTCTTTTTAATTTGTTTTACTGTTTCTCTCATCAATTCCAACCCAGCTTTATCAACTTCAGGAGAAGTTTTTTCAATTTTTTCAGCGGGCGGAATATTAACTTCTTTAGATTGTTGTTCAAGTCTTGCCAATCTTTGTTTTTCTTCTTTAAGAATGTCGAGATAGTCTCCATTTTCAATTATTTTGTTGACATAACCTCTTAGATTTGTTTTTGCAAGTTTTTTTCTTTTGACATAATTTTTTAAAATTTCTCTCTCATCATCATCTATTTTTAGATTTGTTTCTTCATTACATGATGATGAGAGATATAATTTATTATATCTCTCTTTATTTATATTATTTATAGTGTTGTTATTTGCCCCCCCACTTTGTTTGTTATTATCGTTTTCGTCAATCCTGATTTCCCCAGTATTTACAAGGATTTTGGCTTGTTGTTTGTTTGTTGTTTGTTTGTTATTACCCCTCAAACCTTTTCCTTGTTTGACATTTGGCTGATAACAATTATAGTTAATTACCGTTATTATTGAATATCGATTTGTTGTTTGTATGGTAATTTCATTTGTTGTTTGCAAATTTTTTAAAGCCGTTCTTGTCTGCTGAACAGTTAAACCAAGAGTAGTGGCGAGCTTTTCAACACTTGTTGGAAATTGCCCACGTTTTATTTTTTGTCCTTTCCAATTTTCATCAATGAAATTTGCGGATAATAGACAATGAAGAAAAACATCTTTTGTCGGTGGATGGTCATACCATTCCCAATTTAAGAATTTTTTATATAACAAAATCCACGCTTCTTTACTCATCTTTGCTCCAAGTGTCTACACCGGAAAACCTGTGTTGTTTTTCTCTACCTTGTTCTCTGTTTTTTGTTCCTCTTTCTTCTTTGGAACAAAAAGTTCAATATAATAATCAGGCTGATTTGCCTCTTGTTTTGTCTTATTTAGACTAAGTGTTAACATTTTTTCGTTTGTTATTGTCAAAGGTAAAATTCCTTCATCTAATTTTATTGAAATGAAAAGCTCCTTATTTTTATCGGGTTTTAGCCACCCTGCGCCAATTCTCGTCATTTTAATTCCTTTCTTAATCTTCTAATAATGTTGACATCAAAACAGGCTTTGTAATTACTTTTGTTTCTTTGCAATAATCACAACGCTTGCATCTTTCAGGTTTTATTTCTCCTGATTTTAATAATTTAATCCTTTCAACACCATGTTGAATGCCAATTAAAGCACTGTCTAATTCCGGTTGAGTGATTTGAATAAGTTCTAAGTTTGGAGTTTTTGTTTTATCTACTGCAGCAATAAAACAAGGCAATTTTTTGCCGGTATTAAGTTCAACAACTTTTTGATAAATTGCAAGTTGAAAATCATACCCCCAGTATTGAATAAAATTAAGTTCGCCAATTCCTTTAGAATAAAATCTTTCATTTATATCTTTGACGTACTTAAAATCAACAATTGCCTTATCTTTTATATAGCTATCCATTTTAATTTTCCATAACGCGTTAAAAAGCTCTGCAATCATGATTGTTTGTTTATCCCCTGTAAGATATTGCATAAACTTTTTATCGCGCTTAAAACGATTGATAACCACCTCAGCTTGAGCATAATCTGCTTTTAAAGAACCATCTTTTTTAAAAAGTTCAGAATATTCATTTTTAAAGTTATCAAGTGTCCCTTCAATATAACTATCAACGTATGAACCTATAAGTAAAGCGGTAGAAGGTTCTTGAACATATTTCCCGTTTAATCGTGCTAATGCTCTTGCCTCACAGCCTTTTTTGCCTAAACTTCCAAAAAAGTCTTTATATTGAGAAACGCTCAAATATTCTTTATTCGCCTTTGAGGAGTAATAATTTTTATTTGTTAGTTTCATATTCAATTCCCTCAAGTTCATCTTTGTGAGTTTCGTAAAATTCATTTGCTAATTTTTCTAATTTTGGATCTACTTCCTGCGTTTCAGGTTCAGCGAAAACATCTGTTACATCTGTTTCATCAAGCGGTCTAACATCTTCTGCCTCATCATCGGTCAACATTCCATTGATAATTTCAGGACAGTATAAACGACCAAAAAATGCAGCGGCTCTGTATCTTAACATCAATTCAGGCATTGTTTTCCATTTCGAACCATTTTTACCTAGCCATCCTTCTGCTTGTGCCATTTCCATTGTGATTAATGGTCCAACTAATTTCTCTCCGCTTGTTTTTTCAGTAGCATAAGCACGGCATTTTGTTCTGCCTGTATCCATTTCAAATTTTAACGGACCTGTAAATCTGCCAGAACCATTTATACAAGAGATAATAAATGAACTTGACCAACTAGGTTTTCCTTGTACTATGTACATATTTTGCATTACCAAAAATGGACTTAGTTTTAATCTGTTTGATAATTCTAAAGCAATTATGCAGTTTTCAGGCTTGTTTTTGTAAATAGTCGGTATCATATCGGATTTAGCTAATTGTGTCGCCATTTGCATAGCATTTTTAAAATTTTCTTCTCCTGAAAAAACGGATAATGTTGTTTCTGCAGGTGCTACTGTCAATTCTTTTTTTTCTGTCATTTTTAGTCCTTTCTAAACTTCTTCAAAGTATTCTTTACAATACTCAAAATCTTCTTTTGTAATCTTTTTACTTCCAAATAATGCCTCGCAATCATCAAAAGAAAGTGAGCCTGAATTTAATAAAAACTCAAGCTCTGTTTGATAATTTTGGGGATCTTTATTCAGAAAATTATCTTCTAATGCCATCTTCTACCTCTAACAATTTGAAATAGTAATAATCAAGAGTTCCTTCTCTAAGCAGTCTATTAATGTCTGCTTTGATGCGGTTTTTTCTTTGGTGTTCGGTTGATTTCATAAAGTCGGGAATGTCAACATTGTTTCGTTCAATTGTTTGATAATAAGCATCAAGCTTAGCTGATATCTTGTTTATTTTGTGGAGTAATAAGTCTTTATCCATTGTTGGATAACAATAATTTATTAACATATTTTAGCCTCCAATCAGAATTACAAAGCTTGTAAACATAAAATAAAACGTTGCAAAAACTGCCATTCCTTGAATAACGAGTGGTAATGATAAGTTCATTTTTATTATCTCCTATGTTGTTAAAATCTAAAAAAATGGGGCTTGTGATATTTTTAAGTTTAGGGAGTTTTACGGTAGCCCCAAAAGGATAGTAAAGTTTTAGAAAAAGGGGAAACGGAATGGAATTGTTGGTTTACATCGTATAGTTAATTAGCCACAAAGGAGTGTTTCCCCAGTAAATCTCTTTAGGTTGCCCTGCGCAGGTAGACTTATATGAGGTTTTTGTGTAAACGGTTGCACAGGGCAAGGTGAAAAGATTTCTTTAAAGTTCTTATGGCAACTGTCAAGGATTACTTGACAGCTGATTAAAAACTTGTTTTTCTGCGCCGATATATCATCTTTAGCGTCTTACGCTATTCAATTGTCAATGTACAATATTTTTAAATCGGTTATAATTTGAAAAATTTATCAGTAGTCAAACAAGCAATTGTGCCTTTTGGTGTCGGTTTGAACTCTGCAAAACCCCATTTTGATAACTTTTTCTTTGTTGTTCTAAAGGTTTGTTGAGACATTCCGACAATTTCAGCGGTGATAAAAGCTTCTCCAATATCCAATTCAGGAATTGAAAAGAAATCATCTCGTTTTGTGTTGTATGCAATTTTCAACAACATCAAGAACGCATCTGTATCTTTCATCAAATTGTCTGTTTCTTTGTTAATTAAAATTTCCATAATCTAACCTTTTAATTTCGCATAGCCGAGCCAAGCCTAATCTAGGCTTATTTCTTTAAGACCTTTTAAACTTGAACCCTTTTACTATGTTTATAGTGCCTTTTGTATGCTTTTGTTACTGCTTTGCGTTGTCCCTTTTTATACTAGGTTGGCTCTAGTCGCTTAACATCTGCTTTACGTTTTATTGACACTGTGTCAGGTTTAAAATATTATCGTTTTGAACTAACATTTATAACTGACAAAAGTATTATAGTTCATAATGAACTATTTGTCAAGTCCATTGTGAATAAAATCAGAAGTTCATAATGAACTATTTGCCAAGTATGAATAAAAAGGATTAAAATGAAAACATCGGAATTTTTAAGATTATTAGCTGAAACATTAGGATTTGAACCGACATTAAAAGATTTATCAAAAATTTGTAATCACCCAAGCGAACAAACAATATATACAAGAAAAAAACGTGATAGTAGTTTTCCTGATGAAGATATTGAAAAAATCGAAGAACACTACGGCGTAAGTTTACGTGGCTGTGATAATAACTCGGTTGAACTTAATTATTATCCTGATGTTTTTGCCTCTTGCGGAACTGGTTGTACAGTTTTTCAAGAAAGCCTCGAGAAAATATCAATAAGCAAAGACAGTATTACAGATTATTCATCAAATGCGACATATTCTGTCATTACTGCCGAAGGTTCATCCATGTATCCTCTTATATTTGATGGCGACAAAGTTATTTTGAAACATTGGCAAGGTGAACAAATAATAGACGACAAAGTTTATTTATTTTCATACAACAATGAATTATTCATTAAAAAGCTTGTCAAAAATATAGATCAGATTATTATTAAATCAGAAAACAAAGAATATCAAAATAGAATAATTACCCCTAATGATACATTTAAAATCATTGGGCGAGTTGTGAGCCTTATCAGAACAAACGTATAGATTATTTTGTTTATTTAGAATTTTTTACTACCGGTTTATTACTTTCTTTAAGCGGTTGACTAACCTGTTGAACTGCCGAGTTTTTCTCGGTAGTTGGTTGTGTCGACTCTGATTTTGATATATTCAACATTAAAAACGTTATTACCAGCGTTACAAACAATGTTATAACAACCGCTAAAACGATTTTTAAAACGTTGTTTTGTGCTTTTAGTTGTTTGTTTTGTGCCTCTGTTTCAAAGTATTTCTCTTGTTTTTGAGTTTCGGAAGTCGTCAACAAATAAATTTGTTTGTCTTTTTCTCTCATTTCATTATAAAACGTTTCTTGTAATGTTGAAAAACGTTCAATGTAACGTTCTGTAAACTCTAGTATTTTATCGCTTTTTTCTTGTTTTACTTCTGGCATAACATCAATAACATCAGGAGTTTCAGGCTCGTTTAAACCTGTATTTAAAACGTTTCCAAAACCGTTTTTAAACCCTTTTGATTTATTTTTTTCATCTTCTAGTGCCTCATCATCAAGCAGAATGTACGTTACATTGTTTTCAACAACCGTTTCATAACGGTTTCTATAACGTTTAATATCTGGGTTGTTTTCATCTGCTTTTATTTTTTTATTTACAGCAGTAACTGAACAGCCCAAAATGCTTGCTAATTCCTTAACAGTATATTTTTTTTGCATAATCACAACCCTTTCTTAAAACGTTGCTAAAACCGTTAAACTATCCTTAAATAACGTGTTATAAACCTTCTTGACACATTAAAACATGTCAACTAACATGAGTAAAGTGATGGCATGGATATTTTTACATGCCTTTACAAAAAATTGAACAATAAAAAAGACCTTCTCGAAAGAAAGCCCAATAAAAATTCACAAGCAAATAATATCACGCTTTCTTTCATTAGGCAATAGTTGATGTGCAAAATTTTTTAAAGGGAGATGTGAAAATGAAAGAGAACACAGCTAAAAAGCATGCTAGGCATGGCTTTTCACAATTTAAACTGACAAACCATTTACTTAATAATTTGTCACAATTTGATATTACCCCAATAGCAAAACTTGTTTTGTTGGAATTATCTGCTTGTTATAACCCAAATAAACCTGATATGTTCCCAAAACAAAAAACTCTTGCCAAAAAAATAGGGGTTTCAGAGCGTTCTGTTGTTAGAGGTATTCAGGAGCTTGTTAAAGAGGGGTTAATTTTAATTGAGAGTAAATATACCAATCACTATGTTTTCACGTCAAGAATTGGCGGAGAGTGGTCGCAAAATGAAAAAATTTTTACACCTGAAAATATGTCAGAAGATTTAGGACAAAATGACAATTCAAACCGTGACAATTTGTCACATCATGAACATGAACCTATAAAGGAACAAATTAATCAACCTGAAAGAGTTGAGGATTTTAAAATTCTAAAAGAATATGCAGAAAGTAAGGGAGCTAAGAATGTAACTTCATACATTGCAGCTTTAAAACGTAATGGGTCAGCTGAAAAGATAATTAAGGACTTTAAGGCTAAAGAGATAGCCAATAGGTATTATGCGCAACAAATTAAAGAAACAGAGGCAAGAAATGCACAGAATAGAATTTGGGTTGCTGAACCGCCTAAAGAGTGTGCAATGTTGCAGGAGGTGTTGAGAAAACTTAGCAAATAAAAAGCCCTACGGTCTATAAATAGGGCTTGTAAGTTAAGTTTAAAAAGTTAATGAGTATGAATTTTTATAATACCATTTGATTTTATTTCGTATAAAATCACCTATCTTAGCGGGTGCTACTTCTTGCCACGGTGGAAGATAAATGATATCAATTTTACCTGCGCTAGATGTTTTCGGGTTAGCTTTCCCGAACTCATAATGGGTCATAACGTAATCAGGCGTGATAGGTATATTATACTTCTTGCACAAATCTGCGCAAAGTTTAAATGTTCTTTCACACTGAACTTTTGTCAACGGGTATTCAGTGCGTGTAATGTCTACCTTTGAAGGCACATACATGCCGCACATAGCTACACCAATTGAACCGGTATTACCACCGCCTGTGTGTGCTGCATATTTGCCATCATTGCAATTCTCGTTATCTTCTGGCTTGTATTTACCGTTTTTAACTTCTCCGGCACCTGTAACTAAATAGTGATAATGTTCTAAATCAGTAGCACAAGGTTTGTTTGTTCCGGCAGTCCAGTGAATGATTATACGTTTCATAAAATTTAACCTTTAAAAAAACTAAATAAATTGCTTAACAACCACATAATAAGTGCGCCAACACCTGAACAAACAAGACTTGTTATTTTTTTATCCTCTTTCAAAATAGTAACATCTTGTTCTAATTGCGTTAACCTTTCACCGTGTTCTTTTTGGCATTCAAGACATCTCGCGCAATTATTTTTTATTACTTTAATGTCTGCATACATTTCTCGTTCTTCTTCGGGCGTTAAGCTCATAAATTTCATTTCCTTATTACCTCTTTTATGTTACCAATAATAAAAACCGCCGTTTTTATTGGCGGCGGAAGGAGTTGTTTATTAATTTTTTTCAAAATATTTTATTCGCTCTTTTGCATCAAAATAAGCACGTTCTGACGGGTCGCCGTAATAATCATTATCCTCAAGGTATCGTTTAGCAATCTTCATAAGCATATCTGTGCCTATCAAATCTCCAATATCACTGTATTGCATATTAAGGACATAAGCATAATCCATCAATGTATAGTCTTTGTTATCAAAATCAATGTTTACCTTGTTTTCAATTTCTGTTAAGCTCCATTTTGGACCTTTTGAACCGTCACGATTAACAAGACACTCAACTGCTTTTTCATACATTTCTTTTGATACGATATGATAGCCGTAAAGCATATAATCAAACACACAAATAGCTTCTTGTGGCATTTGCTCAATAATTGTCATTATAAGCTCATTGTCAATATTTGGATTGTCTTTTTTCAGTTCTTTGTATTTATTTAAAGCTTTTTCTTTCATATTCACCTCTAAAAATTTTGAATAAAATCCCCAATTTGTTTTAAATTTATAAAATTATCCAATATTTTGAGTAAGTCTATTGGTTTTATATCTGGCAACTCTAAACCTTCTAATGTAGGGAATTTTAATAACAAAACTTTTGTTAATTTTTTACCATCGTAATATCCATTATCTTTCATAAAATCTTGTGAAAATTCTTCAAAAATCATTATTTTGTGATTAATATATGTGTCAAAATCAATATTTTTAGATATCATAAAAAACTTAATTTTATTGCTTATTTGTGGATTTTGAATATCATTAAAAAGGGTTTTTAACAAATATTCTTCGGCTTTATCAAGTTCTCTTTGTATTAGATTTCTCATTATTTTTTATTTTCCTTTCCAATTCAGCAATTTTTGTTTTAAGTTCTTTGTTTTCTTCGATTGTATTTGCTATCTGTTTGTTATAATTATCGATAGTATCTTGAATTGTATCGATATAATCATCACAAAGTTTTTGACAATTTGGAATTTCCGCAAAATCTTTTTTGAATTTTTCAAACAAAAACAGATTAAAGGCTTCCATCATCTTATTTTTCTTATCAATAACGTTTTCGTTGTTATTAATATAATTAAGCTGGTCGGAACTTAATTTAGAACACATTTCAGATAATTTCTGCCAATAACCTGTTTCATTTATTGAGGATTGCTCCTCAAAATGTTTTAATTTTTGTTCTAAAAGTTCGATATTTCCGACCCTATCATCACTTTTAAACATTTAATTAACCTCCTGTTGTTGTATTTGTTGGAGCAGTCCAAGAATTATAACGTTGCATAGCTTCTGGACAGATGTTATCCAATGGCATAACCAATTTACCCGGAACAAATGTTGCATCTACATAAGCACGCAAGTTATTAGTTTTGCAATTAATATCTTGTTCAAGTTCTTTTTTAACTGTGTCAACTTTATAATTCATAAAGTTAAAATTATCGCTAGTTCTTTGTTCACCAACTGCTACCTTTTTTTCTAAGTCAGAAATTTGACTTGCAAAAATTTTGTAATTGTTATTAACTTCTGATGTAATTTCTTTTGCTCGGTCAACACTTGCTTTATAGGTTTCAATTCCTATATTATCAGCATATCTTTCAGCCTTTTCTTTCCCTAGTTCAGCTTGTAGTGCTGAAATCTGTCTTGTGTCTTGACATTCACTTGAACCATTTATTTGTCGGCAGTTCCCCAATGCTCCCAAACCCCCATTAAGTAAACCTAATGCCGTTCCTGCAATACCTAAACCTAGTCCTGCGCCACCAACACCGGCAGATGAAACGTTTCTTGTTCCGTCTTCTGTTTTTATTTGCATTTTATCTCCATTTCTCCGACCAATAAAAAAAAATCTTCCATACCGTTAAGTATAAAGGATTGTACTAATAAGAAGGTTCACTTATTATGAGAGATGATTAATTTTTTCGTCTAAAAGGTTAGTTAATGCAATTTTGACTTTCAGCATTGCTTGATTTTTTATTTCTCTGAATGTTGAGCGTGAAACATGGAGCAATTCACAAACATAATCCCGTTTTTGCTCTCGTAAGATAAATTCCGTTAATAATGTTTTCTCCCGTTCATTTAATCCCGAAATCTTTATAATTTTATAAAAAATTTCACTATTCATCATTTTTAGTATTCTTTTTATTTCTTGCATTACTGCTCCTTCCTTTTGAAAAGCGCAGCTATTCTTTAATTCCAATTATTTTTTTTGAGTTAAACTATGAAATAACTCATCCGGTGTAATTTCAGGATTTAATTCTGTTAATATCCCTTGTTTTTGTAACTCTCTTAAATGCAATTCTGAACAGTGTCTTGTCCATTTTGATTGTCTTTTTGTAAAAACACTTCTAATAGCAGACATAAACGGATAAAATTCACCGATATGTTCTGCAACATTTATTGAAAACATTTTTGTATCAAGGTCAAAATCTCTTATAACAAGTGCAAACTCATCATCTGTAGTCAGTAAATAAGTTAGTAACGGCTGAATTTTTGCTCTCATAGGTTTCATATCGAATAGATATAATCTATCGTTATATTCAATGATTGAGCCGGTGTGAGAAGGGATAAAACCTTTATCAGGGCATTTTTTTTCTTCTGCCCAACGAACTACTTTTGATGTTGCAGAATTATTTTTTGTAAAAATGGCACTCCCAATAAGTCTTTTATGGTTAAAGGTAAGCCAATACTTTAAAGTACTGGCTTTCATCCCCTTAAATGCCGTATTAAAATGAACTTGTGTCATCTTTAAAACCTCCAAATCACTTTTACCCCTATTTTACTCTTTGTCAGTATTGGTAAAATTATCAATCTTTCCGTTAACTTGTACGTTGATTGTAAAAAAGGTGAAATGATTGTTTATATCTTGTTTTTGTTTGCTATTTTGCGGTTGTTTTTGAATATTAGCCGTAAAATATGCTTGATTATTTTTTGCAGTTTGTTGTGGTACAACATCATCAGCAAAAACACTTGTAACACTAAAAAACAATATCCCTAATACAATAGTTAATTTCTTCATTCATCCTCCTCATCAACTGTCAAGTTATCCTTGTCAGTTGCTTGTTCTTCTTTTATTAGTTGAAGTTCAATGTGCATATCTTCTGTAACAGTGAAATCTTCTGGTTGTAATGTTTTATATCCATCACATTCAACTTTTATTGTGCAAGTTGAGCCATAAGGTAATGTTGTTTCCTTTGTTTCTACTCCATTGATTGTAACTATTGGCTCTGTTTCAGGTTTTTCATCAGCATGCAAAGTTACTTTGATATTACAGTTTGTCAAATAGTGCCAATCCTTTGTATCAAAGAACCTATCCATTTGTTCAGAAGTAAACCCTAGTAATGTACCAACCTGTGATATATACGGATTTCCTCTATAGAAATTATTTGCTTTAAACTCGATTTTTAACGCTTTTGCATCGATAGCTGGGTTGTCTTTTACCATAGCCAGAATATCGTCAAAGTCTATACCTTTAACCTTATATATTGCACGTTCTACATCAGAGCCTGTCATAAAAAGCATATCAAGACGTTCACGTTCTTCTTTTGCTTTTTCTTCATCCGTTTTAACCATTTCAAAAGCTTGTAAAGAACCGTTTTCTAATTCTTCAATTGTATAACCTTTATTGTGGTTATTTTCTACGATAAAATCAATTCTTTCTTTTTCTGTATAAGGTTTTGTTAAATGAGCTTTTATTTCTTTAATCATAATTAATTCTCCTATGCTGTATATCCTGACGCAAACCAACCACGTTCAAAATTTACTCTTTTACCACCTACTGTAGAACCATCAATAGGAGCAATACTAAGATGTTCACATAGGGTAGCCACCTTTGATGCAGTTATGTTCTGTAATGTATAGCCAACTTGATAATCTGTATTTTTATAAGGTTGTAAAAGAGTAATAGTGTAATCGCCATCCTCACCTGCTGGAACTCTACCCCATTGTTCACAATAACCATTGCTATATAAATTAAACCCTGATGTGCCATTTACGTAGGTTTTCTCAATATAAGGTTTTTCGTCATTTGAATGGTCTTTGTTAAGCTTTCCTTGTAATGCACTTGTAAAAGCTGACCAATCCATATCTGATTGATTAATTTGACCATTTGCAACCTGTACAAAGTATCTAACACGTACGTTATCACCTTGCACTTTAGCGTTGTTTTGATAGGTAGATGAGGCTTTACTGGCATCAAGTGATAAATTACTAATCGCCTGAAAGTGATTATTGCCTCCAGATATTGTTCCAGAATAGGTAGACACACCTTTTAAGGCACCTGTAAAGGTAACGGCTGTTCCAGAACTAATCGCATAATTACCTATTATATATCCATTAATACCACCTTGTATGTTCGGCAAACTCTCATTATATGCTTTGCCAAGTTCTGTATTACTTAAAGCTTGTGTTAAATAGCTACCATCTTTAATTGTAGGAACTTTGAATTTTTCATTTACTGTATCAAGGGCAAATTTTCCACACTGACCATAAGTTGTAATATCACTTGCATATTCATCATAAGTGCAAGTATTAAGCAAACCCGCTACTAAGAAGTTTGTATAAAAATTCGGGAATAATGCTTTTGTATATTCTGTTCCATCTAAAGGCAAAGCACCATTTGGTACGTAACTACTAGAACAAAGCATAGGGAAAATCATTCCGATTGGCATAGAACCAGATTTAAACTCTTTTGTTTCTCCATCTGAATTGATATAATAGAGTTTGTCGTCTTGCATGTAAAAGCCGGTTTGTTGGATATTCGTAACTTGTTCTGCTCCGGCAGTTATAATATCTGAAATAGCATTCTGTTTGCTTGTTTCGATATTTGCAATACCAGTTGTAACAGATTTTTCGGCAGATGTTTGTAGAGATTTTATTGAAGTTTCTGCAGTTGTTTGAGCTTTTTGAACAGCACTTACACTATCAGCTTTTACTGTATTTACTGCAGTTATTCCATTTGTTTTGGCATTATCAATTGAGGTCAAACCAGCATTTTTGCTTGTTTCAATATCAAGCAAAGCTCCTGACAAATCTGTTGAAATATCTTCTCTTGCTTGCATAATTTCGCTTGTAATTTGTTCATGTTGAGAAATTACAGAGTTAAGATTATTTTCAGAATCTGTCGCCCAATCTTTAGATTTTTCAGCATAATATTTAGAGGAATAATCTTCATTATTCACTAAACCATTTATTTTGGTCGCCCAATCTTTAGATAATTGAGAAAAATACTGTGAATAATCTTTAGTTATACCTACATTTACAATATTTTTTCCTGCTGAAACATTTATTTTTCCTGAATTTGTTGAAATTTCTGCCATTATTTAGCTCCCTCAACTTGTTTTGGATAAACAAGCATTAGATTTAATTCTCCATAATCTTTACCAGCAATAAATAAAGTATCTTCATCTGTCGAGCCAATTTCAGTTATTTTAATTCCGTAATAATAAGTTTCAACAGAGGCACTTTGAGGAACTACAAGTTTGTCTGTCAGACTTGATGGTAAATAAATGTCAACACTTTCAAGCCCGTTGGAGATCAAAACAATTTCATCTCCGATTAAATTTCTTTTTTTATCTTGAATTGCAAAATATACATTAAAATTTTTATTTGCATCTAAACCGTTGACGATAATATGTCCTGTATCGCCTTGATAAATTGTTATTGTTCCATCGTCGTCAATTTTTAAACTCATAAATTACCTCTAATATTTAATACAAAGCATTACTGCATAGTTATCAACTCTGATTTCGTTTTCTGATGCACCGAAAAGCTTATTTGAAGTGGATGCATCAATAGAAAATCCTTTAAAATTACTCAACCACTCTTTCCTTCCATAAACAGAACCGCTTATATTAGTAATTTTTGCTGCTCCTGACGCGGTTGCATCAATTCCTATTGCTGCATTAACATTAGCAGTAAAATTTGGAATACCACCCTTTTGCGGTATACCAATTGAGGCACTATTACCGCCAAAACCTCTCAAAAATTGCCCTTGAAAATCAGGTACTTTAAAGTTTGTACTATCTGTACTACCATAGATAGTATTGATAACAGCAAACAAATCAGGGTATTCTGTTCTTAAATAAGTTGCACCATCACATTTTAAATATCCGGTTGGTACTGAACCATAAGCAACATGAATAATTGTTCCGGGCAAAACAAAGTTTCCTGAAATCTTTTTAAATTCCCCCTCAAGATATGTTCTAACATTTTGAATTTGCGTAGACATTTCTCGCAAAATGTAGTCGAAATTCTCATTAACTTCGCTTGCTTTTGCCTTTTCGCCCTCTTTAAAGATTATCAAACTATCTGCCATATTTACCTCTTTTCTATGATTATGACAGTTGACAAATCGGGCAATATATAGTATTTTCATGTAATCAAAAGAGGTGATTAAGATTATGAGAAAGTGTCTAATTTTGTTTTTAGGTTTGTTTGTTGTTTGCATAAATACAAATATAGTATTTGCATCAAAAGACTCTGAAATACGTTCTTATCGTGCAGTAAAACAAGCTAAATCTAAAGTAATAAACAAAAAAATAAAAGCTCAAAAGAAGGAACTAACAAAATTATTATCAGACCCAACACTAACAGATGAAGAATATGCAATCAAAACAGAAGAAATGCGTAAAAATATGGCTAACCTTTATTCCCAAAGAGAACAAAATAAAAAGAATTATATTAAAATAAAAAAGAATATTAAAAAGGGGAAAAAAGAATAGTGTTTAATATTGACCGCTACGTACCTAAAAAAAAGAACCGTAGCATCTTTAGATTATTAAAATTCTATTGGAAACGTTATTTGCGTTGGAATAGATTGAAATATAAAAAATTTGAACAAGAAAAAGAACAAGAAAACCATTTAAATGTAGATGAAAAACAATACAATAATAAAAATATCTGTTGTTTATTTACTATAATTATAATAATATTAGGTTTTTTATATCTTCCATCATATTTTAAACAAAATGTTATGTATAGCATTGCAATGCCTAAAATTGTTGGGAAATTCGATTATGATAAAAAACTTAATACTGTTAGTATTTGGGGACTAGAAAATATTATAAACGAAAAAACTGCATCTTTAGCATATTCAGAAATATTTTGTATGATTGAATACAACAGATGTACAGAAAATCGGTTAGCTGTTAGTAATTTCACAAATGAAAATATGATGTTCCCTTATCATAATGAATATAAAATAAATTATTTTGGAAACAATAAGCTAATAATTTCTAATGATGATAATAATGTAACTGGTGAAATTGATTTGATTGCTAAAACAATTACCTTTGCAACAACTACGATGTCCAATAAGCCAAGAAAAATTGAAATCTTGACAGATAATGAAAAAATTGCAAAATTAGAAAAAGAAATAATTCGTAAATACTTGAAAGTTAAATTATTTCCTTTTATTCATTAATTGCGCCAGTACCACCTAAAAGCAACTTAATAACAGTTTCAGAAGGTATTTTATCCAAGTTGTTATAAATAGCACCAAGATTTCTGATAGTTCCTTGTGCGGCAAATTTTGGAGAAATACTTAACAAACCTAGTAATGTTGCGGGATTATGAGTGTAAAGTGCAGTAGCTGGAGCACCGCCAATGATAGAAGTTCTCAACAAGTTGCCAAAACCTTGCGCAGAACCTGACCCACCCCCTTGTCCAGGAAAGAATTTTTCCAAGGCTTCTCTTGCTCTAATATCTTCAAGATTGTCCATAAATTTTGAGCCAGTCATTCTTTGCAAATCATTAAGAGCATTGTTTCTAGCTTCATCATTAATATTGCCCAATAATCTCGGGTTACGTTGATATTGACGCCCACCAATTAATTTAAGCATTTCGTCTTGAGCTCTTTGAGTATCTGCAAGATTTTTTGCTTCATTATAAAATTTATATTCATTGTCAACAAGAGTATCAATATTTTTTAATCTATTGTCTAAATTAGTTAAAGTATTGCCCTCTGAACCAATATTTTTTAGTTTTCCTGCCAATGTATTTGCATTTAATCCTTGAGGACCTCCAACATCATATTTTACACTGTTTAAAAGCTTTAATTCATCATTTATTTTCCCGTATTCAGGATTTGTATTGCGTAAATATTGATTAATATCTGCTGCAACTGATTTTATCCCTGAATTTCCATAATTTCCAAAATTATCTGCACCAAAATTGGCTTTATCATATAATTCTTCTTTAATACCATGTAATGTTGCCGGTTTTATTTTTGGATTAACAATATTTTCGATATTATCAATATCATTCATTAATCTTTCAGCATATAATTGCTTTGTATAATCATCCATGTTTTGGGTTAAGGTATTTAAAGCCTTATAAGCCTCTGTATAACCTTGTTCATTTGGATTTCTTGTTAAGTTAGACAAAATATTTGAATAGTTTGCATCAGCTTCAAGTATCATTTGTTCAGTTGGATTGATAGCTTGTTTTCTGAAATTTCTACCCATAATTTTATCAAGAGTTCCGCCAAGTCCTGATTTTACGTTATAATCATTTACATAGTTGTTTAAAGCAGTTTTAATGTCATCTGAACCCTGATAACCCAATTGTTTTTTAGCTTTGTTAATAACTCCGCCAGCCTCTTCTAATGCTGGATTTATATCACCAAATTGATATTTCCCTAATCCAGTATCAATGCTTTCTCTTAATGCAGAAATATCGCTTGCTTCTTGTGGCATATTACGAATAACGTTATTAAGCTCTACATTTTTTTCAAGAAGTTTTTTATCCATTCCTGTTTTTGCTTTTTGAGCAATGTTTGAAAAAGATTTTGCATAATCTTCTTTTGTCGGTAACATATCAATAGAACGTCTTAATTGCTTTTCAATAGGAATATAAGCCGTTTCAGGGTCAAATTTACCTGTAAACAAACTATTACCTGTCAATTCAGCTTTTAATGCCCTTTGTGTATATTTTTCAGGTACAGAGGTTAATGCTTCAAGAGTTTTGGATAAACTTTTTTGAAATGTTGGATTTTCTGCCATTTTTGCAAAACCTGTTCCGACAGCTGGCATACTTGCACCAAGTGCGCCACCAGCTAATGCACCAATACCAAACCCTGATAAATCACCCTCATTTTTAAGGCTTTCTAATCCACCAAACAAACCACCTTGATAAAGTCCTGTTAGTCCTGTATTCCCAACTTTCGCTAAAGTATTAGCACCTTGAAAGGCTTTTACTTCCGGTAATAAAAATGCCGGAGCAACTTCACCAATAAATTTCCCAGTTTTTCCTGCAAAAGTTTCAGGTTTATCATCTAATACACCATAAAGATTGTCTAATTCTTCATCAGATAAGGGCTTTTTGCCGATTTTGCTACGTAATGGATTAATGACCCTTTTACCAAGTCCAACCCCTAATGCAGATATCCCCTGTCCTAAACCTTTAAAAAATTCTTGCCCAGGGAGAAATCTTTTTTTTGAAACACTACCTTGTAAAGGTTGTTGAGGGCTTCCATCTTCATTTACCCATATAGAAGGTAAATTATTGCTGTTCTCTTGTGGCATATCTGCAAATATTCTGTCTAGTTCCTGTTCACTAGGCGGAGTATCACCTTCAATTTCTAAAGTTTTTCCATTTGGTGCTGTAACTTCAAATACTGCCATTATTTAATCCTCACTGTATATTTCCCACTTTTATATGTTTGTGGCGTACCACCTTTACGAATAGTTAATAAATCTTCAACCGCTTTCATTTTGGCTATTTTTTGGGCATAACTGTCTGTCAATGTTGGCAAAGCTAATTCAATACGTTTCATATCTTGATCTGATAATACACCTTTTTCTCCACCAAGTTTTCTCGCAATTTGGTTAAATAAAAGTGTTCTTTGAGCATTAAAATTAGCTTCTTTAGTTGTTTGAGTTCCAGTTGCAGCTCTCAAATTGCCAAAAGTATAACTTTCAGCTTTTCCAGGCAAACCTTTGAATGTTCCTTTAAAGTTGTTTAACTGCTTTTCAACTTCTGTAAAATCTTCTTGTTTAGATAATATTTTACTTTCTCTGTCTTTTGCTCTTTCTTCTCTATCAAGCCTTCTGTTTTCATTATCGCTTCCTAGTTTTGCATAACCAAGTCCAAGTTGCGCATTTTGATAAGCTCTGTCGCTTGCTTCTTTTTGTTTTTGGAATTCTAACATCATATTTTTATAATTTAAATCTGCAAGTGCTTGTTGACGTCTAAATTCCATTTGTTCACGTAAATTAGCTTGTTGAGCATCATAAAACATTTTTCTATAAGCTGCATTATCTCTAAGCTGTTGAGAATTGATAAGATTTCCATAAGTTTTTTCACCAAGATAGCCACGATAACTATTAACTTTGTCTGCGATATCTTGTAACTGTTGAGACTGTCTGCCAGTGAGATAATCTTCAATAGCTTTATTTTTCATATTTGTTTGTTTTTCACCGAGTTTTGCTCTATATTGTTCGGTATTTAAGCCTTTTGCCTCTTCTTTACTCAATCCCATATAATTGCTATCTGTATGTAATTGGTCTAAGATTTGTTTTTGTTCTGCATCTGATAATTGATTAAATTCAGGACTGTTCATCAATGCTTGTTGTTGAGTGTTGATTAAATCATTTCTGTAAATTTTATCATTCATTCTATTAGCTTGATTTTGCATTCCGGTACTTGCGCCAAAAGTTAAAGCTTGTAAGCCATTACCACCTGTTAAACCAACTAAACCGCTAACAAGTAATGCCCTACCTGCAGGACTTTCTCCAAAACGTGCAACAGAACCTAGCCCCTCACCTATTTTATAACCAATTCCCTTGTTTTTGTTTGGTTCAAGATTTTGAATGCTAAAAGGAGTATTTCTGTTTTCTCTATATCCACTAGCAATATCATTTAAAAGCCCACCAACACGAGGATTTTCTGAAACAGTTGCGCTCATTTCTCCATTGGTATTGATACTATCTGTCGGTTGAGAAGATGTGCCAAGCAAAGCATTTGTTAATCTATCACCAAAATTATTAGAAAAACCTTTAAACTTGTCTCCAACAGTAATTTTTCTTTCGGGCTGAATTTCAATCCCTGTAATTGGAGCGCCATTTGCATCAACTTGTATAGATTCCATTTGCGGTTGAGCCTGCAAAGGGGGCATATTTTGAGAATAATCGGTAATTCCCTTTTTTCTAGTTAATAAATCAAATAAATTCATTGCTACCTCGTCAAGTAATTGTACAAATTTGTCTGTAATGGCGCAATTGGCATTGTTTGTGGATTAAAATTTGTCCTGAAAGAATTTGCAGAACTAGCAATATTTTGCATTCCTGTAGCATAATTTTGTAATGCGTTAGAAACTCCCGCTTTTCTTGCGTCAACTTCTTTTTTTATTTCTCCCCAAATTCCGGGAGCATTACCGCCTTGAACCATTCCACCATTTCCAAGAGATTGCCCAGCTCCGCCAGAACCACTTGACCCCCCCATACTTCCAAGAGGATTATTGTTCATTAAATTATCATAGCTTACGCCACCTTGTAACATCATAATTTATTTCTCCTTATGCTAAAGTATTCATTGCAGTACTAGCTATAGTGCTTCCAAGTTGACCATATAACGCATTATTATTAGCGGTTGCAGCATTATTTGCAGCAACTCTGTTAAGGTTGTAATTACTAACATTGTTTGCGTTATTTTGCGAACCTGTGTTGATACCTGTTATATAGTTGTAAATTGCATTTGCAGCATTGATTGAGTTAGTTAAATTATTTGCTTGTCTATTGTAATAGTTGTCATACAAATCAGTAACTTTGTTTGCTAAAGTATCATTAAATGCATTTGTAGCAGATTGTAAACCTGATGAACGCATTAACCCTCTACTCGCAAGTTGCCCCAAAACAGATGTATCATAACTTTGAGCCATACTTTTATTAAGTTGTTTTTGATATGCCTGAAAATTTGGGTCATTGGCATAATCATTTGACAACATGTTACTCAAACTTGAACTAATCCCTTGACCTGCGGTATTTGCAGTAGATGTTTGCCACCCTGTCGGGTTAAATGTTGTTCCATTTTTTGAAGTTGTGGAACTGCCAAAAAGACCGCCTGTATCATATGAACCTGTTGCATAATCTGGTGCTTTTTTAGATTTTCCCATTATATAACCTCACATATTTATCATTTTTAATATGTTTAAAACCTGCTTTTTTGAGAACAAGTCCAGCATGCTTTAAAGGAGTGTATGCATACATATCTTCTTTAAATGCACTGCATACTTTGATTATAGCTTGTATATTATCCGCCATATTTTTGCGAATACTTATTCCTGAAAGAGTTAATTCATTACCCTCAATTTGAACAGTAATAAAACCACGTAAAAAGTCTTTTTTTTCATCATAAAAACAAAAAAGGTTAGGATTATTCACTAACCAATTAAAATCATATTGTGATGGCATAGGACGGTTCTCATATAATTGCTTAAACTCATCCAAATCTCGTATATGGTCAATAATCATATTATCTACCTTTTGTTTTAGTCTTGATTTTAAGGTTTTTAAATTCAAAAGAATAAATATTAAATGCTTGTCCTTTGTATTTTGTAAATATTTTTACGCCCATAGTGTACCAAGTTTGTGGTGTTGATACTTCAATAACTTTTTTAGAATATTTGTTTTCAGCAACCCAAGCCATACTATCCCAATATTCAACTTCTGTTGCAATGTGTCCAGGGTCATCTTCTATTGCCCACATAGCAGAACCAGCAGATGAAACTCGTACGTGTTTTGGGTTTTTATCTTTCCCGTTTACGGTTAATTGAACATAAAAATCATTGACATAATCATCGTTTACAACAATTAATAATGGTGTTTTTTCCTTTTTGAGGTTTGAATTTGAATTATAGTTTATATAAGTAGATCTGAATACACTAGGATAATACTCACCGTCAAAATCATTGTTATAATTTTCAATATAAACTTTCCCAAGATTTCCACCAGTATAAACTTTATTTCTGATAAGTGCGACTGTTTCAATATTTTGTTCTTGACGAGTTAACCATTCACCTTGTGCATAGTCAAAAATAATTATATTTTCATTAATTATGCACCAAACTTCATTTCTATTTGAATAAATGCAAGAAAACATCTTGAATTTATCAATATGATTGAAATATGATTGAATTTCTTTTGCAACTGGTCCAGTAGGTTTAATTTGTCCTGTTGTGTCTGTTGCACTCAAATAGTAGATATTTTTCTGTCTGTTGTCATAGAAAAACAAATATAAATCGTGTTTGACAATTGATGAATAAGAATAGCAACCAACACCTGATGCAGTTGTCATAACCGCATTTGCAGTATCGTTTGGAGTTGTATTTAATAAAGTGCAATCATCTTCTGTAAAAATGTATAAACCACCAGTAAAGCCATATACTGCAGTAACTTTTTTGTTAAAATCAATGTACCATGCATCCGCTGTATCTTGTGGATTTTCATTCCAAGTGTAAATATCATTTTGATGTGAAGAATGTACACCATATTCACTTGCAACAACTAAAAAACCGTTCCAAGCAGTCATTGATAACCAATGAATATTTCTGCCAAGATAATCTGTAGCATTGATAGTTTTAACTTTATCTCCATAACCCACATCAGATGTAAAACAAACTGTTTTTGCTTCTTTCCCGTTCGTAAATACAAATACATCATACGCGGTTGAATTCATTGTTAAAGCACTGCATTCACCTGTTACAGATAAGTTATCGACAAGAATTTCAGGAATATCAGCAATATTGATATAAAATAGCGTTCCTTTAGTATTTGTTTCAGCATAGATAAATTTATAAGAAATACTGTCTTGAATACTTTCCCAAATTCCTTTAATTTCATATCCTTTGGGCAAAGTATATGAAACTATGTTTCCCTTCATAGATTTTATTCCGACATTTGAACCAATTTCAGATTGAACAAGTTCAACATTATTTGCTTCAATAGCAGATAATTCGCCGTTTGAATTAACGCCGTTGTACTCTCTTATACCTTTAAAACGTTCATATACTAAAGGGTCAACACTATATGCCATATTTCATCACCATATACACCAAGATTGAGTTCTAACCGGTTTACAAGCCTTACAGAACACTCTCCACATCTCGTCAAATTCTTTACGCATAGGAGCGTAATTCTCATCTTGATCATCTTTGTTGTTTGTAACCATTGTTCGCATAATCAAACAGTCTTTGAATAAATATTCAAGGTTTGACGGCAAATTCATATAATCATCTGCACTTTCAAACTCAAACTTTTTTTCACCATCTGCACCAATAATGGGTTTATACTGGTTATAAACTACATTTAGTTTGTAGTTTTTATCAGGCTTAGGGTACAAAACAATATTTTGATCAGGATTAGAGGCATTAATCCAATAATGTGTTGGTTTACCTGTCAAAGTCTTGTCATAAGTCGAATTATCGCCGACAAATTCAAGATTTGAGAAATCATCTGCCAAATAAATATCGGTAATTTGACCTTCCGGCATTGCATAACTTGAAACATTTTTAATCGCCATAAGTTCTTGTTCAGTACCACGAAAAGGAAAGTCTTTAAGATTAATCAAATAGCGAATATTACAATTAAGCTCTGATAATGCTTGATTAGCATCATCATTGCCAAAAACCATATCATCAGCATTAAACCCTGACCAAGCTCTATGTCCTAATTCTGTCAATAATTTTTGTGCCGTAATCGCCATTACTCAATAACCTCAATTTCATACAATGGGACTTGCTTATCTGCTGCATTCCTTTCATAAATAATAACTGTTTTAGTACCTGCCATTAATTCCTCTTTTGCTTCTTTGTTGTCAGTCCCAAAGAACTGTTCAACCATTGAACCAGCCATATATGATGGCTTATTCCTAAGTTGTAAATTTGTTACTTTATATGAAACATTTTTATTAAATACATCGTAAACTTCTTTTGTAATAACTTCTTCTGTTGCACCACTTAAAATTTTATCCTCAATAGATGGTGTATTTTTTTTAGTTATTTTTTTCTTAGCTACTGCCATAAATTCTCCTTTTAAAAGCGGTAGGGAGAAATAAACCCCCTATCGCTTATATTTTTTTAACCTACGGTAATGTTCGCAGTTGCTAAACAAGTTGATTGAACTGTTTTAGCACCGTAAACATACAAACCTCTAACTAAGTCAGAGAAACTGTCTTTATCTCTCAAAGTATCCATTTTAACGATTTGAGATGCAAAAGTAATTGCTTCTGTTGTACCTGCCATAATCAAAGTTTTTTCAGTTGCTTCTTTTAGGTTTGTGGATTCTTTGATATCAAAACCTGCAAAAGTACCGATAGAACCTTTACGAATATTTGCATCACCAATTGCTGTTGCATGTGTAAACTCTGTACATTTACGGATAATTCCGCCAATTTTAGGGTTTACAACTAAGTAAGGACGTTTACCATCCGCACCTAAACCAGATGCATCAATTGCATTTGCATCAGCAAGCAATGTTCTTAAATCAATCAAAGTGTCATAAGCATTTTCTTTAGTTAATGTAACTTCTCCCATTTGGTTTTTAGTTGCCGCATCAGCTGCTTTACCTAATAAGAATGTATCTTGAACCAAAATACAAGCTTTTTTAGCTTGGTCTAGATATTTTTGCATATAAGCAATGTTTGCTTGTACTTTTTCAATATCATCAACCATAAATGCAAAGTATTTCTTTTGATTGATAACTAATGTATCAGTTTCGCCGTCAAGTTTTTGATATTTAATTGCTTCTGCACCATAATCATTAACTGTAACATCACCGATTTTTTGAATATGTACAGTATCACCAGCGTTTTTAATTTCTCCTTCGTAATCTCTATTTACACAATCAAGCATTACGCCGGCATCGTTAATTTTTCTCAACAATTCTTTTGACCATAGTTCTGGTTTAAATAATCCTGCTGCAATAGTTTTTGTTGCCATTTTTTATTACTCCTCTTAATTTACCGTTAACAATTTATCGCCGTATTTTTCGTAAGCCTGTGCATACTCTGCATCAGTCATATTTGCAATTTGTTCATAAGTCGGTAATTTCCCGCTATTCACGTCATAACCGCTTGCACCTTGCGAAATTACGGAACTTTGCTTAGTAGCTTCAATGGCCTTGTTCGCTTCATATTCCTTTATTGCTTGCTCTTTCACATATTTTTCGATGTTAGAGTAAACATTTTGGAATACTTGCATGTCCTCTTTAGACTGAATTAAACCTGTGTTACAAAACATCTTTAATGCTTCCGCTTTTGGTGCATTCTCTTTGATATCACCCAAAAACTCTGCATAATCCGCCCTCAAAACATCTGCCAACTTTTGCGCATTGGCATCATCAATTTGATGTTGCTTTGTTAATGCCTCATTACGCAATTGTGCTTCGTATTTTGATTTTTCCAATGCAATATTTTCAATCATATTGCTAGGGAAATAGCGTTTTGCTTCGTTCAAAAAGCCTTCATTACCCGAACTGTAATACTCCAAGAGATATTGACGAACTGTGTCAAAACTTTCAGCCGGTACAGAGTTAAGATTGTTTGCATAATATTCAAATTCTGCAACTTTAACTTTATCAGCTATTTCAGCATCTACAGCAGTCTTAAACCCTCTTTGTCTTGCCTGTTCAAGTCTTTGTTGTTCCGCCTTTTGGTATTCTGTTTCCTTTTGCTGTAATAAGTCGTTGTATTTCTTCTCTATTTCAGCCTTTTCATTGAATACCTTTTGACTTTCCTTGTAGCCTTTTTCAAGTTCTTCAACTGTTTTGTACTTGCCTGCATATAATGTAGGCTCGGTTTGTCCTCCGTCTTGCGTTTCTGTTCCTGTTTCAGCCGTGTTGACATCTGGATTAGGCTCTGCAGTTGAGGTATCTACATCATTTGTAGGCTCAACAGTTGCAGAGGTGTCTGTTACAGTCGTATCTGCGGGTGTTGAAACTGTTGTTTCGTCTGCCATTAAGTCCTCCTAAGTTTTTCTACTTCACTAGGAACTCGCTTAATCTGTTCCAATAACTCACACATACCTTTAATTTCAGAGGCTTCACGTGCCTTGCAAGCATTAGAAGTAATGTAATCTGATAAATAACCAATCAGATTTTTACCAACCTCTGAATTAAGCATATTTCGTATTAAAACTAGATTTTCACGTTCCATAAGGACAGTATGACAGCTTGCAAAACGGGCATTTTAAGGGTTGACAAATAGGGGAAAATCGTAAATAATGATATTGGATAGCCTCGGAGTGTTTCCGAGGCCTTCCGCTTTTTATGGTTTATCACCTTTTGTAATATTTTTCATTATTTTATAATTGTGGTGTATATTTCCGTCGTTATCTTTTATTACTTCTATTAAATAATCAAAAAGTCTATTATTATTTGTATTAACTAAATGGTCATACAACCTGTCAGGCTCATTCTTGTAATTTGTTGAAAAGGCATATTTAGAATCTGCTAATTGATCAAATAATGTAGGATATTCAGGTAGATTATGAATATAGTCTTTGCCTAAATTTTTGTTTGTAAAATTTACAGTTGTGTAATCAGGCACATCAACACTTTTACCGATCATATTGTCTTTTGCATATTTTTTCCAATATTTTTTATCCACTAAACCGTTGCTTATAGCTTCAGTTTCTGCACCTAAATTAGGGTTTATTGATTGAAAATACTCCATTGCTTGGGGTTGATTATAATATTTTCTGACAATATCAATATCATCAGGGTTAAATATAACATTTGCTTCGCCGTCAATTCCGCCATTATAGGATATACCCTTAATGCCTTTATTATTAAGAAGTTCACTCGTTTTATTCCCGTAAGTTTTTTTTAGTTGGTCGTAAATATTTCTTGAACTCCCGCCCAAATCGTACATATTTCTAATTCTTTCAAGGTCGGAAATTTGTGCTTGTATCTGAGTAGTTGGCGAACTTTCCCACGGTAATGTTGGTTTATTAACTAGTTTTTCATATTCTGAATTTAAAACATTTAATTCCGTATTAATTTCATCAAGAGAGTTATATCCCTTTGACTGCAAAATTTCATTTTGAATATCTTTTAAAGCATTTTGTACGGTTTGCGGTTGTTCTGCAAAACTTGCATTCTCTCTCAACATTACATCATTTTTGGGTATTCTCAGTTCATAAAGTTGACCTTTATTTGTATCTTTTTTAATTAAGTTTTCATTTAAAGATTTAATCCAGTTTAATTCTTCCAGTTTTTTTAAGTATTCATTATTATCATATTTATATCTGTCAAGATTTTTTTCTCTTATTTGTAAGACTTTATCTTTACCATTTTCATAGATAGTTGAAAGTATAGCTTTTTTATTTCTATCATTAATTAATTTGTTCCCATAAAAAAATTGTTCATTATCAAAATCATCACCTGTTAATGCTTGACGATATCTTTTATCTGCTATCTCTCTATTTTTTGCCGTATAATGTCCTAATCCATGAGCCTGTGCTCCCTCGCCTGTTCCGATATAGGCATTATCAAATTTATCAAAATCAATAGGTGAACCGTGCCACGCCACTTGCTTGTTAGGGCTAAAAGCCTTTACATCAGTCATCAATAAATCACCGACTTTATTCAACCCTTGCCCCATTTTTGCACCGATTGAAGTATCTGCAATGCGTTGATAAGCCTTGTTTGCAACATCACCAAATTTACTGCCTACTTTCGTCTTCCCGATTGCTTTACCTGCGTATGGTATAGCCCCGACAGTTTCACCAACAACAAAACCTTTGCCCATGTTCTTTAATGTATCAATAGCACTACGTTTATTGTTAATACTGTCGCCCCATTCAAACAATGCACCGCCTAAACCTGTGCCAATATAAGGGATATTTAAAATTGGGTGAAAACTAGCACCCTCTAACCCCCGCCAATAACAGCACGAACTCCGTCAAGCGTAGTATCCTTTAATTGTTGCATATTGGCTTGTTTATAATCCAATTCTTTGCGTTTTTGTGCTAAATCAATCAACGCATTTTTATCAATCGCACCTCTTTTATAATCGTTATAAAGTTCATCATAAGTCGGGGTGTAATCATAACTTACTCCGCCCTCAAGTTTATACATTTACTGCCCCCTGTTCTTGCATAGCCATTTCATCAGGTGTCATTTCTTGCGGTAATTGTTCTTGTTGTGGCATTTGTCCTTGTGCTTGCATTTGTTGTATTTGTAACTGTTGCATAGCCCCTTGAGTAACTTGTGCAAAAACTGGAGCTAACTGGTCTTGTACTGGTTGCGGTAATTTTTCAACTTCTGACATTATTTGATGTATTTGTGTTTGTGGTACAAAGAATTTATCAGTATTGTCAAAACCTATCATTTCAAAGCCTGTTGTCAAAATTTCGTGCCAATCTAACATATTGAATAATTGTTCATTCTGTGCCGTTCCTTGTGCCATTTGATAAAGTTCACTAAACTTAGCTTTTCGTTCTAATATTGCGTTTCTATCTTCATAAATGTAGTTGTATTGAGCCTGTCTTATTGCATCAGTAATCTTGTATTCTGTTCTTTTGCCTTTTTCTTCTGCATAAACAAATTCAACACCTGCTTTAAACATTGCTAATAATTCAGCAACATTCTTAATCATAGGAATTGTTAAATCTTGATGAATAGTGTCCAAAACTTTGCTTGCTTGTGAGCTTGAACCTTTATCTGCAAGGCTTAATTCTGTTGCAGTACGTTTTGAGCTTTCGATATTACCATACATAACATTTGATGTACTTGAAATATCCGCCAAACGCTTACTAAACAAACCAATTAAATCTGATATCCCTTGACCGCTAAAAGCCATAGCAGTTGGCATTGAACCATTAAAATTATTTTTGTACTTAACATATTTCCCTGGAGCAAGAAGTATATTGCCGTCTTTGTCTGTATTATCTTCATCAAGTAAATCTTCATGTATCCAACAAGGTGGATTTGCAGTAAGCTTTTGAACATCACAAGCAACGTTTATAAGACTTTCTTCTGCTTTTGCCATACCAATACAAGATTTTAAAGGACTTATTCCTCTTTTTGTGTCAGGGTCAAATTCTAGTGCGCACAAAACAAACGGATTAATATACATAGGATTTTCTTCAAATCTTGCAAGAAAACGTCCAGCAACAACCTCTGCAACGTAATTTTTATATAGTTTTCCATTTATTTTAAAATCACCATGCGCAAATAATACAGATATTTCGCCCGCATATTCGTTCTTGTCTCTAATATCAATTAAATCTTTACTTTCCTCTGTCGAAGCGTCTTTATCGGTTTTTAATTGGTCTAATTGTTCATCTGTGAGATTATATAGTTTATTTTGCTTGATATTTTCTAAGGTGTCAAATCGCTTGTAAATTTTGACAATACTATCCCAACTATCATTATCTCTAATCTTCCATTTTGCATGGTCATAAACAAACATTATTGGGGAAATGCTTTGTACTCGTGCATTTTCATAATATGGGATTTCAACATCTTTCATAGGAGTTTCAATTGTTCCAACTCCGGTTGTTTTTGTAACAAGATTACGTAATACAAAACCAATAGATTTATCTTGTCTTTTAACAACTTTAACCTTTTTCACCCAATCGGTTTTAAAAATCATTTCACCAACATCATAGAGATTATCCGCCGCTAAATCATATTGTTTGCCTATATCCATTTTGTTAAGACTATCAACAACAGATGCCTTTTGATTTTTAGCTTGATTTTCAGTTTCTTCATCTGTTCCTCTAACATCAAACATTTGAGAAGGATTTGACCACATCTCACGCCACAATACAGACTTTTGTGCACGCTTAATATTATATAAAGCGTTCATCTTATAATCAGATTTCCACTTAAAATCTTTACCAAAATCTTTTTTGGGTTGGTTTAAATAAACTTCACTCATTATCTCTTTTGCATCAGTAATTTGAGAACTTCTGTCATCATCCCAAGTATCATACCAACCGGCAATTTTCTTTGCTAAATCGTCTTTTTGCTCTTGTGAAAGCTCTTTGTTATCCTCAATAATTTCTTTTCTAATTTCCATATATATTGCACCTCTAAAAGCAATTTTAAAGGTTTGTAAGACGGGCATTTATTGGATTGGGTAATAATATTCAGCCGGATATGTAACGGCATCAAGAGGGTGTATCATAAATTTTTTGTTAGGGTCTTTTTTGATAGCATTCGGTGTAGGTTCGTCAACTTCTCTTGTTCCCTCTTTATAACAAGCATTATAAATGTTATATAAAGTCCACTTACAATTAGATGATATATAAAAACAAACCTCACCATCATAACGCCTTACAAGATTGTTAAACGCTTCAAATCGTTTAACTTTATGCGGATTTGCTTTCCTTATTTCAATTTTTACACGCTTTTGATAATAATCTTCTAATTCTTTTTTAATAATCAAAAAATTTGTTAAATCGGGATTTGATTGCATACAATTGTGTTGTTGCCCTGCGGCATCGCCGTTGAGAATAATATTACCTTGATGATTAGGATATCGCCTAATAACTTCTCTTGCGCATATTCTTGTACTTGTTTGTTCTTCAACTAATTCATCAAAGCAATATAATTTGTTATTATCCTTATGCATGAATACCCAACACATCGGATCATAGTTGAAATCGCAAGAAATGTGTAAATCCAAATCCGGTTGATAATGTAATATTCTAACATTGTCATTCGTAAATCCTTTAACAATTTTATTCCCTTTATTTTCATCAGGAATACCAAGCCAAATACGTTCATAATCATCAGGTTTATGGACTTTGCAGAGTTCTGCCATTTTTATAATGTCTTTTGACACAAACGGATTGTCATAATAGTTAGCATGAATATGCAATGTTTCATCTTTAAACACTGTAAGCAACTCCGACATTATCGGATGTTTATCGTGCGGCACTTCTGGGTTCATTGTAATAATAATTTGTGAGCCCTCTGCACGTATAGTCGGGTTTAAAATTTCCCAAGACTTTGCACTAATCTTTTGAGCCTCTTCAAGCCAAACATATTTAAAATCTTCATAAGATTTGATATTGTCAGCTGTAACATCTGATAAACCAACAAAGACAATCTTTGCTCCTGTGGTTTTGGATATTATTTTTGTAGATTGGATTTCAAAAGGCAAATTGTATTTATTAATAATATTTGTAAATAATTTATAATTGGACTCTGATATTGAGTTTTGGTGTTCACGAGCGCATAACAAGTCCTTTTTTTCATATAACAATTTTTCAAGAAATAATTGAGCCATAAACCACGATTTACCTGATGCTCTACCGCCAGTCAATGCAATATAACGCCCTTTAAAATCTATTACAGGCTCAAAAATCTTGCCATATTTCCAATTATAATTAATTTGCATTAATTACGACTTTCTACTTGTACAGCTTCACGATTAATAACAACACTAACTCCATCAATTCCCGTAATATCTTGTTTAAGGCTCTTTAGCCCGCTTACATCAAGAATTGCTCTTGCGGCGGATACTTTATCTGCATTTTTACATTCAGGGTCATTAATGACATTGCAAAGTGCCTCTAATGCTTGATTTGTTAAATCTTTAATCCGTTCTTGAACATCAATTCGGAGATTTTCGGAAATTTTCGCTTTTTCTGCAACCCACTTTTCTTCATTTGCTTTATCGCTTATTTGTTTAGCTTTTAAATGATATTTTTGCGCAAGTTCTTTTGGGGTTACTCCCTGTAAATACTCTGCTTTTATTTTATTCCAAGGTGTCGTTTTCATAACCTTTCACCCCTTTTCAAGCGTCTTAAAAGGCTTATATGAGCTTTTAAACGTTCTTTAATACTTTTCATTTCAGTACCTTTGATTTCGAGTTGGTTTCCAAATTCTTCATCAAAATGCACTGTGTACCCTTTTTTGTCTAATTCTTCTATACGAACCATTGTAGCAGTTTCCCAAAGTGTCCAATCCTCTACTGGTGTACATTTCAGACGTTTTATAACACTTTCATTCGCAAAAGGAGAAAATCCACAATATGTAAAAAGTAACGAATAAATTTTTTGTAGTGTTCTTATTCTGTAAATATGCTTTTCGTCACTATCTTGTACCCATTCTTCCGTAAATTCATTAAACCTGATTAATTCATACTTTTTTGTGTACGTCGGCTTTTTGTACCGAACACGTTTTTTGGCAACCTTACCTTTTACAGTCCTATTAAGAAGTGGCTCTATTTCATCACTTGCAAATAAAGAAAACTGTTGAGCAATTTGCGTTCCCATAATCAAAACCTTTTTTCTAACCTATTTTTAGGTTAAAAGATTTTGACAAAAAACATATCGTGTAAAATAACTACTGACTTAATTTTTTATTTGTTCAGGCTTAATTGTAAAGGTACGCATGTTCACCCCTTTTTTATATGCAGCACGACGTAAACGATATAAGTATTTTAAATCCTTTTCTTCATTTTCCATAATTAAAACACAAGCCGGTTGTTTCTTTGTCTGTCGACCATAATACAAGGCTTGCCCAACACATTCAGCCCATTTGTTTGCAAAATCAAATTCAACTGCAAGCGTGTCAGTCATACAGTCGACACGTGTATTGTCACTAAGTCTGTATTCCATAGTTCCGTTATGAGCTTTACACCATTGAGTTTGGTATGTTTTTTCAGAATAAATTCTCTGCGTTGCTATTACAGGTAGTGAAATGAAGATTAAAGTTAGTAATGTAAACACTCCTAACTGGAAAGATGTGA